TCATCTTGGGCATCAGCGGCATTTCCCGTTCCGGTAGCGAGATTTTCCATTGACTGAGTAGCCCCAGCAAGATTTACACCAAATAGCGCAGACATGATTTGAGCGACTTTGTTGAAAAAAACCACTAAACCATTGACCGCTGCCTGAATATATGGCATTACCTTTGAAATAATTGGGATAATTGAATTTCCGATTGCCGTTTTTAGATTATAAAAAGAAGTTCCTAGTGAAGCAATTTGCCCGGCATACGTTCCGGTAAGTTTAGCTGCGTCTCCGGTTTGAAATTTACTTTCTTCCAGAATGCCATTAACTTCAGCCTGAATTTTTTGTTGTTTTGTCAAATTCGCTGCGGTTGTTCCAATGCTGGCAGCATATTCTTTCCACATTTGCGCAACATTTTTGGTCACGCCTGCATTGTCAACCAGAATTGAATTTTCATTCTTCAAGCCTTCAGATGCCGATTGGACCGCTTCACCCATAGTGTATGACGCCTGCCGTCCGAAGGCAGCAGAATCTTTGAGGGCAATCATGGTCTTTTCAATCTGAGTAGTGTCATACCCGCGCAGCGATAAATTTTTATAGGCAGTAATCGCATTGGTCGCCGGAATCAAACCATCCTGAATGTAATCGTTAATGAATTTTTGAGCCGATACAAAAGATTTTCCTTGCCCGTCCATGACGGACTGTAATCCAGTCATAGCCGAAGCTAATTGCGATGCAGTATTAACTGCGCTTTTACCAAAATTAACGATCGCTCCAATTCCAAACGCGACCCCAACCGCAGCAGCCATTCCCTTCAAAGAATTGGTAATGCTTTTGATGCCCGCGTTGAAGCCTTTGCTGTCAACACTTGTATCTATGCGAATACTACCGTCATATCTGCCTGCCATTATTTTCGCTCCCGACAATATTTTGCATAAATGCCTTCACTGACCAATAAATCTTTGTACCAGGATAAGATTTCGGGGTGCATTTTTTCAACCTCTTTTTTTATTTCTGGTTGAGAAAGCAATTCTGCCATAATTTTAGGATCGTAAGAACGTTTATTTTTCATATACCATCCTTAAAAATTCCGCTTCCTGCTCTTTTTCTTCCAGCGTTCTTGTGTCCACATCTGGAATGTCGAATAAGTCACCAATTTCTATCGCTGCCTGGCGCTCTTCTCTGGTTGCCTTGCCGGTCTTTACCCGTTTGCGTAAACCAACTAAGTTACAAAAAGCGGTATCGGATCCCAAATCCATAAAAAGCGCCATAAATTTCCACCAATGTAAATATTCAATTTCTGCCAGGTCAATTCCATGGGTCTGCTTGAAAGCTGCAAAGATCAGGTTGGCATCCTTACCAAAAGAATAAATCCTTGGAGCAGCAGGTATACTTTCCTCGTTTTCTTCAATGATTCCGCCATTCAAAAATTTGATCGCCTGGTAGGTTGCCTTTTCAATATTTTCTGGCATTTCTGGATATAAAAGTCGTAGCATGACGAATTGTTTTTCTTGGGTAACCAATTCATCGTCTTCAAATGCCAAAATTGCCCGCAAACAATTCCGATAATCTGAATTGATTGAATATTCTCTTCCATCTATTTCAACAGCAGTGGGCAATGGATCAAATAAAATATTTATTTCATCACCTTACCAGATAGATTTTCGTTAATGTGTTTTTCGATCTTTTCAGAACGTTCATTTTCAAGAATCCTCGAAATCCCATTGAAAAATTGCCCGATTAATTCTGGTTCAAGTGTGTTTCCAAATACAATTTGGGCAGTGCCTTCTCCAAAAAGAATGTCAACCTTATCCCAGAAATTTTCACAAACTTCTCGTCTGAAGGCGATACCTGCGGCAATATTTTTGGCTATACCGTGTTCGTCTTTTTCTTGGTTCTCTTCCAATTCCTTCGCACGCCGTTCATACTCAACTTGTTTCTTTTCAAATTCACCTATCAGTTTATAAAATTTTTCTATCCAAATATTATCATTTGGGTTGAAGGATATTTCACCAACGTTTTCTCCATCGCGCTCTACTGGAATATGTACCACGCCAGTTTTTATTTGAATCGGTTTCATGTGTCCTTTCAAAAGCCCGCCCTTTCGAGCGGGCTAAAAACTAAACCGTTTTTGTTACTTTGACTGTATAGGTCGCCGTTTCAGTTCCTACGGTAACACCTATGGTTACCACATTCAATCCCTCTAACCAGGTCAAATTGCCGTCTGAAATGGTTACCCCGTCAAGCTTGATAACTACGGTTGCACTTTCATCTTCCGGCGTAGCTTCAATGACCGCAGTAGTACCGGACGTGGTTGAGGTGTACCAAAGTTCGTTCCGATCAAATTCCGGAGTAAGTACCAGGCTTCCTATTGTTAAGGCAGATAGGGCTGCCAGATTAGGGTTTGGTGTGAATGTTTTTGAGGTCGGATTGTATTTTCCCAGCACTGGATCGCCGACAAAGTTCAATGTGAAGTTAACCTTGATCGGGCTACCGCCGTCTCCGCCAAAATCATCCACCATCACGCTTACTTCTTGGCGTTCGGCTGGATACTGATTGTCAACCGGGGTTTCATAAAGATAGACCATCAAAAGTTCTTTGTGGGCATCCCCTAAAACCGCTCGACTTTGACGTAATCCGTCAATCACATCCAGTACAGAATCACCAACCATCAAAGAGGCTTCGACTGGTAAAACGGGTTGGTAACTATCCACTTCAGTAGTTGCACTGTCTTGGTGGATATATTGTTCTGTGGTGACTTGCGGATTGTAATTGACGGTCGCAGATACCACCCCGTCGCCGATAATCGACCATGTAGGCGCTGCACTTGTTCCAGTATTCAAAAACTTTGCAAATAACGATCTTTTTTTCTTTTCAGATGCCATATCATTTCTCCTACGGCTGTTGCCGATAAACTAATTTGCACTGGATCTGATAAATGCCAGTGTCACTATCACCTTGTTCAAATAAATAACCCCAACCGGTAGCTTCAATGCTTTCAGCGGTCTTTTTTGTACCGGGGGTTGGTAAAACGCCCGCCGCCGTCTGACTTTCCAGCCAGTCGGCAAATTCTTCCTGAAAACCAATACTTTCAAGCCGTTCCAGATTATCTGCCGTGCTTTTGACGGTTTGAAACGCAAATGGGAATTCGCGCAAAGAACTACCATCAATATATTGCTCGACAATCCGGGAACCTGGCAACGGGACAATTGAATATTGAACCGGAACGCTACCTAAATAATCAACCCAAATCGGGGCACCGCTCTCCAGTCCGGTGTAGGTCGCTAAATAAGTTTTGATGCTGCTGATGATGCTCATTATCTACCTCTTCCTCCGGCAATTTTTCTAGCGCCATTGATCCAGTGCGTCCGATATATTTCTTTTGCCCGTTCAAACCAATACGGGCCTCGTAGCGGGCCGGTTGTGCTACCTGGTTTACGAGAACCATAATATTGGTATCTTGCGTATGGTGCAATCCATTCGACTTCACCGCTGCCAATTATTGTTCCAAGATCGCCGGATTTAATTAACATTCCAGTTAACATGGGGGTAAACTTTTCACAATTTTCTAAAACTTCATTGTCAAGCCATTTTTGTCCTTCGCTAAAACGACTTTGCCACTTGGGTTGAAAGTTTGTATTCCAAACCAACTCTGCTTTCAATGTTTTTTTGTTGATAAAAACTTTTCCACGGGGTGTTTTAATAATTGGTCTAGTCATTACTTCGCCCCAATCTGCCAGTGCTGCATCCCGGCACTTCCCATATCTTTTGTGNCAACNCTCGTGATTTTCACCACGTCGGCATATTTAGCCTTCAGGCTGGATATCGTGAAACTACTATTAATCACATCGGTGACAATACCCTTTACCAGAATATCACCAGACTTGAAGGCGAACGATCCCCGACTAAAAAGAACATAAACCGTAACGCTATTGGCTTCAAGTAAACCTGATTTGATGACATTTGCTGCCTTGTTGTTTTCCCACATAACGCCCCTAATTTCATGCCGGGTATAAACTTCATCCCCAGATGAAATACTTTTGTTGTAAAGCGTCATGTCATGCGGTGTTTTCATTCGTCCTCTAAAAGACCTGGGTACATTAATCCGGTATCGCCAAGATAAAACTTAGCTGCTTTTTTGATTTTGGTATAGGTTGTCAAGGCTGCTTTTGAATTTTCACGATAACTAACGGAATAATTACCTACCCGTTCGCTGGCAATTCCGTCCGTGTTGTCGCTTTTTTCGTTTGTCTGGATTTCTTCCGCAACCGCACAAGTCGCCATTTTTATCTTATCGATTAACTCAGCGTTTGTATCTTCCAGGATGACCGCCGGAACTCTGCCAAAAGTAAACCGATCTATGGCTGCCGAAGCCCGTAAAATTAATCGTGGAAAATCTGCTGAAGAGATTGCTGTTCCCAGATAGGTTTCTACATAATAATCGTAAGTAGCATAAGCAGTCATAGACTTTATCCTTTAGCTTTTGCGCAAGATCAATGCCATAAAAACCTTGGTACTAAGATCGGTCGCGCTTGTTTGTTGAATTTGATCGTTAACGGTTATCGCTGCTTCGAACTTAGTTGCCTGATCCCCAACATCGGCAGCGGCAACTCCGGTAACCGACAAAACCAGATCTCCGACCTTTACGCCGGTTAGAGTACACGCTCCGGCATTTGCAATACCTGAAAAACTGATAATATCCAGTTTGGTGGTTACCGCCGCCAAGGTAGCCGGAGTAACAGAGCGATCCGCATCCGTACCGGCAATAGCTTCGGCATCTGTAGCCA